TTGTTGGTGGTTTTTAGTTCAGGAGAGTTTTAACCGGATCGATTATCAAAGCGTTGATAGTCAGACAAGCGAGAAAAACAAGCGTTCCAACCACTACCAACGCCAGGAGCGCCAGCAGATAGACGTAAACCGTAGTCAAAGAGTAAAAGGCCGCTACTGGTAACAAAACCAGCCAGGCCACTCCTAGCAAGATCATCAAAGCGATGGCTTTCCCCTCGCTCTTTTCTTGCGCCGCCATACGCTGTTTGTTGTGACGCCTCACGTATTTACGGGCCGCCTCTTCTCCTGGTGTCGTGTCGTTGTTGTTGTTGTTGTTGTTGTTGTTTTTCATAAGCACGCCTCCTTTTACCACGTGTTTGCCTGGTGTCTATCAAAAACATTAGTTTTCTTTCGTGTTTGTTGTTGGTGTTGGTGTTGGTGTTGGTGTTGGTCCGTGTTGATAGGTGTTGATCCGTGTTGGTCCGTGTTGATCCGTGTTGATAAAGTCAAAAGGGGGGTCACAAAAAAAACACAAGCGAAACTGTTGACCTGGTAGCAAGTAACACCATTCCGATTGTAGACAGTAACACTCTCTATATATACCGAGGATAGTAAAAAACATTGATAGTGTCCTCTCTTATCACTGTATAGTAACGCTTTACACTCCCCCCCTCGTTGTTTTTCGCGAGTGATTGGCTGGTGTGGAGATTTGAGAGGGGCTTGGGGGGGAAAATCAACTCGACGGTCTACATATACCCCTTCACATTTTTATAACAAAAACCTACAGCCTATCATCCTCTTCAAGCGCACCTTCTTCCTCGTAAAGCAACTGAGTAATCTCGGCATGTTCTACGGCTCCTCTGAGCTTCTGTTGAATTGTGGGAAGCATCCCGAGACCAGCATAAAGATTTGAGGAGATTACCTGAATGTTTGAGGTGTCGGCGTGTGTGACGGCTACAACAACATCATCGAAGTGTTCCTTAAGAACAGCTAAGGCATGCTCTAGGTTATCTAGGGAGACCTCAGGGATCTCTTGGTGGTTGTTGGAGTTACGTTGCATTAAACACTGCTGGGTTGGTCTCTATACTTAGCAATAACAACTACACTTATAACACCTTAGACTCTTCTTAGGCTTCCTAAGATTTCCTTATTCTAAGATTCTCCTTAGTGTTCCTAAGAGTTCCTAAGATATTGTTATTATAGTTATCCTTAGACCATCCCCTTCGGGAAATCCTAAGATAGCTTATTTTCCTCCTTACCTCTTATGGGTGTTATTTGTAAGGGCTTGTTAATGAGTCACTTACGCCGATGTGAAAAACACTTGTTAACCCCTGTGGCTATGGCTTTTGCGAGTTGTTGTTTTCCCTCGGTGGTTTTGAACATGTGCCATTCTTTTTCGTTACTTCCGAAGAATGGTTCTAGGATGACGCAAGGTGCTTGGAGTGTTCGAAGGAATCTTGCTCCTCTTTCGTTACGTCCTAGGATGGCTTTGGCGCCTCTATTGGTGTTATTGGGGTAGGCGTTTTCGATGCTGTTGCACAGGTGTTGGGCGGCCTTTTTTCCTTTTGGGGATGAGTGCCAGTGCAGGGCTTCGAAGCCGTTTGCGGTGGGGTTGGTGAAGGAATTGAAGTGGAGTTCCAGGACTAGGTCAGCGTTGAGTGGATCTACGACCATTTTAAGGTTGTCCATTGCTTCGGCGTAGGAGGAGCCTTTGTAGCTATCTATGATGGTAACATTGATGTGGTCGTTGAGGTAAAGGGTGATGAAGTGGGCGAGGTTGCGATTGTAGTTCCACTCGGTGGTGGTTTTGTCGAAGGCTAGGGCGCCGTCGTCGCCAACCCGTGAGTGTCCCACTAGCAGCGCTAGCGTCCCTTTTGGCGTGTCTTTACCCCTTTCGGGTGGGGTCACTGGCCCGTCATCTGAAAAGCCCTTAGCGTCCATCCTAGGCTCACCATCGCGGTAATCCTCAAGAAGCTTTATAATCTCGTTAACTGTTGTTATATCCATGATGTCACGTTCCCGTGGTTGTTGTGGCTTTTGTAGTAGGACTCCTTAAAGTCACTCAGTTGCTGGTAGATAACATCGTCCTTTCGTTCAACCATCTTTGTATCAGCATCTTGTGCCATTTGTTGAGTCCAGTATGACACACCCATTGAAAGGGCGTCAAGCCGATCATCGTGTGTTAATGCTCCTTTTTCGCGGGTCAAACGAGACATCTGGAACATCAACTGATACTTGAGTTGTGTTTCGATGGGATACTTTTGAGCGGAGTCGTAGTCGTTACGGATGACCTTTGGATCTATGACCAGCTTATGTTGGTTCATCACAGGCTCCAGGGTGTCTACGATTCGCTTTTCCTTTTGGATGTTATGTCTGATCTCCTCGACCGTGCAAGGGTAGATCTTATTGAGGTAAGGCTTAATGATCTCCACGAACATGCCGTCACCGAAGTTACTTTCCACCACAATCACGTTCACCTTATTTAGTTTGGCCTTCATGGTGATGACCTTAAGAACCTTTTCGTCGTAACCTCCTTGCATTCCGCCAGCGTCAGTAACATATAGGTAACCGTTGAGCATCTTAACAACAGCCCATGAGGTTTCGTCCTTTCCTCGTCCTGACGGGTCAACAGCAAGAACGCTTCCGGTGTAGGGAATGTAGTCCCCGATGGTCTTCATTGGTCTGAAGAAGCGATCACCGGAGAATCCCACGTTAGGTATGGTGCTGTCCCAAGCATTCTCGGGAACTTGAGCCCACACGAGTTTTTCTGGTGCGGTCTCTATGTCGAGATCCATAACAATAAGGTCGTTAATCTTTAATGGATAACGATCCAGATCGGACAGCTTAGGATCCAGCATGAACTGCATGGCGAATCCTGACTTACCATAGGAGGCTTCACGTTCGGCTAGGTCGATATCCGTAAAGCGTGTGGGTTCGGTGGGATCCCCAACGTGGTCGTCATCAATACAGGATGTGGCAATGTTACCTTTGTAGACCTTCTCGGACTTGGCGGCTGTTATCTTTTTTGCTGGCCAGATGCGCATGTCGTAGTCCCGCTCAGTCATCTTGTTGTAGATGCTGTCCTCACATTGAGGAGTTCCAAGGAACAGGATACGACTGTCGTCCTCTGGCTTAAGGATTGCTTCGAACTCTTTGACTTGCTCTGAGAGCTTGTCGCGCATTGACTGGGTTGCCGAGTTGTTTGGGACTTCTACGTCATCGGCAACAATGATATCGGCTCGGCTACCTGTAAGCTGGGATGTTATTCCAAGGGACTTGACTGAGGGAGCGTGTGAGGCTTGGGCTGGTCCAACATCAAAGGAGATCTTAGAGAAGCGTTGTCTGTCACCGGGCATGAGGTGAGCTAGCACTTTCATCTCGTGGATCAACCGGAGGGTGAAGGTCGAGAAGTCGTCGGCTCGGTTCTTGGATGCCGATACCACCAGGATGTTCTTTTGTGGGTCGAGAAGGAGTTGGTGGACTACAAAGGCTGAACAGATCCATGACTTACCGACACCTCGGAATCCTTGGATAACACCTCGTCGGGGTCCGTTTTGCATCCACTCTGCTATCTCGTATTGAATAGGAGTAGGTGCAGGAAGCGTAAGGTGGTTCCATGTCATCCATAAGAAGTTACGGAAGTCCTTAAGCTGTGGAGGGATGTCACTCATTCATTAACAACTTTATCAGTAGGATCTTCGAAGGGAAGTAAATTTACGAGTGCGTCCAAGGGTGACTCCTGAGTGATACTGGCTGTGATGTTATTGTCTTTAAGTAACTGACGTGCAGCGTTTAAGAGAGCAGGACCAGCATCGCCACTTTGTATTTGATCAATGAATGTATCTATAAGAAGGTCTTGTAAACCTTCCATCTTTATGCTTCGTTTTTCGTCGCTCATTAGTCGTCTTTTGTTAAGGAATGGAATACTTTAATTACCATGTAGGTTAACGTGGCGAGTCCAACGGCAATCGCTACAAGGGTGTTTACCTGTTCAAGTGTTATGTTTGCAATCAATCCAGTTATGCCTACTGCGGTTGGTGTGATGGGGGAGTTCATGGTCCGATCTAGGATTCATCCAATTTGCTTCCAAAGACTACAAAATCAACGTAACGGCCAGTCGCCAAGTTGTGGTATATTCTGAGTTCAAACGACGATACGGTTTTATTACGAACCGTAAAAGAACCGAGGGAGAATGCAGTAGACTCAGAAAGATTCGAAGAACCTAACGAACCCATGACAGTGTAATTCGTATCAAGCATGGGAGTATCAAAATAGATGATACGTTGATTATCGGTTACCTGTGCTACGGTAGTCGTAGTTGTATTTACATTGTATGAATGATGAAGTTGTTGAGGAGATGGACTGGGAGCAGCTTGGTCATAACGCACTGATCCATAGCACTTAGGAGAGAATGGACTATATTTAAGAACGTCAGGTGTTACTGGACTTGAAGCCAGCGACGTTTCTATAGAATCCTTTACGATTGCTGCGTCATCATTATCAATTTCTAGGTAACCAATACTGTGTGCTGCTATCTTTGCATTCGTAACTGCACCATCGTTAATCTTAAGTGATGTAACACAAGAGGATGCTAGTTTAGTTGATCCAACACTCCCGTTAAGGATCTTATCTGCTGTAATAGCATTCGTTTGAATCTTTGCGGAAGAGACTGCGTTGTTGAGTATTTTTGTCTGCGTTACTGCATCTGAAGCTAGTTTATTAGCGGTGACAGCACCATTCTCAATCGCAGACTCAGTAACACTTTGGCCCCCTGCACTGGTGTCAGCGGCATCCTCGGTCATTTCCTGGGCCGCAAAGAGTCCTTGCTTATAAGCGCTATCGAGGTCGCTTTCATTAAGGACAGCGCCAGCTTTGAAGTCGATTGTAGGAAGAACTGAGGTAATTCGATAAACCCGGATCCGAGTTGATACGTTACTTACTATCTTTGTTAGCACACTCCACGAAGCCGTAGTTGGTGTAATCGTCTTAGTAAGAAGGTTTAGGGTGAAATCAGTGTCTTTAACAAGAAGGATACGAACACCACTTGCGTTAATACCAACGACGCTTATGTCGTCAGCACTGAGTGTATCAAAGCCATACGTGATGCTTGAAAAGGTGCTACTTGTCGGTGAGGAAAAGTCACTGGTTTCGTAAAAGGATAGACCGCTTGTGATAGGCATAGTGTTTTATAAGGTTGGGATAGGAGGTTTGTTAAATTCTTCAAAAGTTCGTTTGTTAAGCTCGTTCTTTTGTTTCGTCAGATTGTTTAAGGTTTTAAGCAGTTCGGGGAACTCTTGGACAACTTGGTTTTTTGCTTTCAAACGATAAGAACCTATTACTTTGTTCATCAAACTAATCCTAGGATCTTTAGTTGTTATTTCTGAACGGCCTCCAGATGCATTGATCGCTTGAGTCATGGCTTTAAACTGACGCGAGTTAATGAGACCTTTAAGGGAGTCCCTCATGGTCTTGCCACCAAGTTTAATCTCTGAGCTAAGTTCAAGGAATCTGTCGTATGCTTGTCGTCCATCTTCGTTGTAGAACTGCCTCATGTCAGTGTCCCGGTGGTTAATGAAGGTTGATGGAGGCATTCCGAATCCGTGGACAAGTTCCATAATCGTCTTATCAACGCTGTCGTTCTTTTTACTAGAGACGTAGACTGGGTTAAAGACTCCCAGCAATCCTAATGGATTTTGTTTATAGACGGCTTCACCAAGGAAGGTCCGTTTAGGTGGGACTTTTTCGTGCGCGATAGGAACTTTTCTGAGTATAGCGTCAACTACTGTTCGTGATTCTCTGATCATTACCTCTGCTTCACCAAGGTCTGTCATTTGCGCTAACGACTGAGGAACGGATAAACCACTGACAACGTCCCGAACGCCTTTACCAAAGTAAACTTCAGGCTGTTGTATCATGTTAATGACGTTATTTAAGCCGCGAAGGAAAGACTTATCGGTGATACCCTCGGAGATAGTAAACAGAAGTGAACCGACTGCTTCCATTGACGCCGGTTCAAGATCGGGGTTCATGGCCGCAAATGACGAAACATCCGCAGCAATTCCAATCATGGTTGCCCAAGGGTCCAGACGTTGATAACTAACGTAGGTTGGGTTATCTAAGTCACCCAAGTTAAAAGAGTTAGGTTTCCAACCTGTAGCTTCTAAGGCTTTTCGTTCGTCGGGGTTACGAGGTCCGCTTCCTGTTAGTTTATCTTTGTTAAGATAAGCAAAGTATAGAAGTGCGGTTCCTCCTGCTGCGGATGTTGCCATACGTCCTGTAAACTCTGCCTGTTGAATAGGACTCATTTTCGCAAAAGCTTCACGCCTTTCAGCGGCTCTTCCAAACATACGAGGAGCTAGTTCAGACATCGCCCCAAACGGTGTACGCTGTAGTCCAAAGTGTAAGATATTTGCTGGGGTGTTAATAAACGGAAGAAGCAAGGTCAGAGGTGGATACTGCGCTCTCTTGCGGTTAATCATGTTAATGACTTCGCTTTTCATTGGAGACGTAGCTGTTACCTCTTGTGCGTATTCCTTAGTCCGTCCAATCATATCCAAGACGCTCTTATCATTGATGAACTGATCTTTAGATTCGGACACTAGACGCTCGTATTCTTCAGAGATGGCAAAAGGATTGTCCCGCAAAGTGGTATCGCCCTTAAGCACGTTATCCCTTGCCTTCATTCCAAGCTGTGCAAGGATACGGCTTTCGCTGTATAGCTCTCCATCTTGGTTGATAGCTTTTTTGTGCATTGACTCTTTCCAAGCCTTTTGTGCTTCCGGGGGTTTTGTAGCCCAATCTTTGTTATTCTTTACGTAAACATTGAGTTCGGTTCGTAGTCTAGAAGTTGCTGACAGTGCTTTGTTCATTCCGTCCCC